AGATCAGGAGAATCCCGAGAAATCGGATAATTCTAATTAAAGAATTATGGTAGATCAATTAAAGTTAAAATTGATCGAAGCCTTGCCCCGTTATTGGTTCATCATCGTATTCAAGAAGTAAATGACTTCGGTCTATCTCTTGAAGAGACATGAATACACAGATCTGGCAAGGAGGCAGGTTTACAAGAGTTTATAGGATATATACAAGGTGCAGTGTTTTGAGATTAAGTGACCACGGCGTGACGATTAGGGCTATCATATGATAGACAGCCATCTAACGCGACAGCAGTGGAAATCAGCTTATGACTAAAACAAAATGTATTGTATCACTACCTTAAATAATTGTAAACCAAACCAAAACATACAACATCTTTATATGGATGTTGAAGTATCGGACTTGGACGGTACCTGGTGTTAACTGACACTAGCTAAATGCAAGATTCTCATGACTAACAAAAAAACAATAAGAAATATAATCATAATAAGAATATTAAGACTATGTTTCAATTTTAATGATAGTACATGGGAAATTACTCGGTTTTTGGAAACCTTCGATGAAATGAGAACAAAGTCTGGCCTTAAATATACTATCAAGTATTATAAAGCTGCTAAGCTTCATATGACAAGATATATATGTGGCGAGCCTTTGTTTCATAACAAAGAAGGAGTTGCCTTAGATAACTCGGGTTGACCAAAGAAATTCTTATACCTTAAAAAGTTTGTTAAAACTAATAAGGGTTTAAGAATTCTTTTAACAATTCTATCTTTTACAAGAACAGTTGTTCCTACAAAGGTAGAAGAGTTAAAAATCAATCCTGATTATTCAACAATTGATGCTCCATACAAGGGAAAGAATTATACTATCCCAGCATGGTTCATTAAAAATTGAATATCAAAGAATAATCTGAAAGCAAATTTACCAACTTATACAAAGGAAGATCATTATGTTAGTATGAAATCAAGTCCAAATGGACCAGCTTCATATTCTTCATTATGATCTATCCTTTCATTAAGTTATCCACAATTACAAAACATTTCAACCATGTTAGGTGATTATAGAGACGAATTCTTTCGTTTTTATAAGACCGCATGGGAAAATGAATTTAATAAAAGTGGTGATATAATTAATCCAAAATGGACTAATTATACCGGTAAATTATCAGTTGTTAAAGATCCTGAGTTAAAAAGAAGGGTTATTGCCATGGTAGATTACCATAGTCAATTTACTCTTAAACCTATACATGAAATGTTACTTAATAAATTAAGTACACTTAAATGTGATAGGACTTTTACTCAAGATCCAAAACATACTTGATACCAAAATGATCACAAGTTCTTTTCTCTAGATCTTAGTGCAGCTACAGACAGATTCCCAATACAATTACAAAAGAAGTTGTTATCATATATATATGAAAACAAACAATTTTGTGATGCATGAGCAGATTTATTAATCTCAAGACCTTATATTGATTCCAAAGGTGAACAACATTATTATAGTGTTGGTCAACCAATGGGAGCCTATAGCTCTTGAGCTGCCTTTACCATTTCACACCATCTAGTTGTTGCATGAGCCGCATATTTATGTGGTGAATACAACTTTAGTCAATATATTATATTAGGTGATGATATTGTTATTAAAAACAATAAAGTCGCCAATAAATATATTACTATAATGACTAGATTGGGTGTTGATATATCTTTGAACAAAACACATGTATCAAAAGATACATATGAGTTTGCTAAAAGATGAATAAAGGGGGGTATTGAAATAAGTGGAATCCCTTTAAAGGGAATACTTAATCAATGAAAGAACCCAGGTGTTGTTTACACAACCCTTTGTTCTTACTTTGACAAGAATCCAATTCAACCAATACCTTTAATAGATCTAATGTGTGAGTTGTATAACAAATTACCATTTGGTAAAAGAAGAAATTCTTTTAAACAAATGTATAAAATGTTATACGATTTCCACCATGCTATGAGATATTCTCTTAACAAAATAACATATGATGAGCTTAGAGCTTATCTATGTAATAAGGTTAAAGAGGATAGTTTCATAGTTCCTGAAAACAGAATAATTCTTCATTTTATGAAGCTTCTATTATCAGGAGGAATGGTGTCTGAAGCAGAGAAGGTATCTAGACAAATATTATCTGAATATACTAGAATTGAAAATAAATTCAAAACTAGTTATGAAGATTTAAATATTTTATCTGGATACCCACTACTAAATGGGTATTATAATCATTTATCATCGATGAAAGATAAAATCATCAAATGAGAAAATGATCCTAATACAACATTAGTAGACTCGGCACTTTCATTAAGAGTCGAAAAGTTTGATAGGATAGCTAATTTACACCGTAATAAAGCGGAGTCAATTAGTACACTATCAAAACTTTGAAAACTTTCGATGAAAGGATTGTGACGAGAAAGAATCGAAGATGATTTTGAGTATATGACTTTTATAAGTCGTATAAATCAAGATGCAACCGATTCTCTGCTTCCGGTTTATACTTGAGAATGTGTTCTGGATAACAATATCCAATTCACACTAACGCAGCTAAAACCGTTAATTTCCGGTACTATAGTAAAAGTTGAAAAGAACTCTTGAGAAAACCTCGATTGAGGAGATTTCAAGGTCTAATAACTCTTATTATACTCTTCGGAGTCATCCTTCCAACTTAACCG